GTTTATGTGCAGCTACATAGGCCTCTAGGGCTTTCTGTAAAGAGACTAGCATTGGGCCTTACTGGAGCATTTTAATGGTCGTTAGCTCATTGGTAGAGCGCCCTACTCATAATCGGGAGGCGCCTGGTTCGATTCCAGGATGACCAACGTTGTCAAGTTCAATTCCGTATGAAAGATTGCGATTGGCTTGACAGCCCTTTTATGGAGGCAAGAAAGAAGAGAAGAATGAATGATGAAGAGGCCAGGAAGGCCATAGATAAAGCAAGAGGTAAAGAACGACTAGAAGAGTCCATCCAGCAGACCATTGAGCGTGCTGAGGATGATTATTGGAATGAACAGCACCACGACTAAGTAATTACACCCGCGTCCCGGCGCGAAAGAGGGAGATATGTTTACATTTGGAATTATGGCAGGAATCTTTATTGCTTGGCTTTGGTTGGCACTTACCTCTCCCCAAGCACGTAAAGAGAGAAAAGTCTACCAATTTAAAGAGATTAGGTGCTCACACTGTGGAAGGACCGATTGGATCCCCCGTAGTGAGGTAAGGACCACTAACTACTGCGAGAGGTGCCGATAATGCCAAAGTATGACTATAGGTGCGATAAGTGTGGTACTGAGGTAGAAGTTGAGCGCTCTATGCATGAGGAGTCGCAACCTATGTGTGTAGGGTGTAATTCAACCATGTCCCGCGTTTGGAGCGCAACTCCTGCACATTTTAAAGGCGGAGGATGGGGTGGGAAGTAAGTGTGGTCATGGATTCTAGCTATAGTAGGAACTACAGGGGTTTTCTTTCTAGGTAAGAAGAATATCTGGTCCTGGGTCATTTTGATCTTTAATGAGCTGTTGTGGGTTGCCTATGCCACCGTTACCCACCAGTATGGCTTTTATTTTGGTTCTTTAGCCTATATCATCGTCTATATACGGAACTACATAGAATGGAACCGCACCCATGGCAGGTAGGAAGCGTGGCCTAGGTAAGAACTTAGACGAGATCTTTGCCGAGCAAGAGGCTGCCCGTGCCATTAGAGAGGCCTCTGGACGCCCAGATGGCTTAGACCTTTTAGTACCAAATATCACAAATGTCAGTAGAACTGATGGTTTGGATATCCTAGATATCAGCCGGCCAAGCCAATACGGCAATGACCCTGATTTTGGTGAAGGATATGAGGTTATTAACCCGGCCCGTAGTAATAACCCCCTAGGAAGGCCTAGAGCTCAAAAAATAGGCTATAACCGAAAACTTAAGTATTTGGCCATTTTAATGCGTGATGATAAGATGGTTGGCTACCCAGGCGTATCGATTGAGGACTGGGAGGACTATCAGAACTATAACTCCACCTCAGATTATATAGATACCGTTTTAGCCGGGTATAGCAATGGCGGGTGGGATGATTTAGGCAACAATGTGCCCCCTCAGACTAGAGAGCAGCTCTTTGAAGAGGGAACCAAGGATTAATCTGGTACCCTTCTGGTACGAGAAAAACACTATGAGAGGGTCTTTATGACTACGATTGCGGCAGTTCAGGGCGATGGTTGGGTAGTAATGGGTGCTGACACTCAGGGCACCTATAATGAGTACCGTAAAGTCTTTATGAAAGACGATAAGGTCGTAATGAATAACGGCATTCTAATTGCCGGTTGCGGTATTGGTCGAGGCATGAACCTTCTACAAAGAGGTTGGAGAGCACCAAAGCCTCGCACTAAGTTGTCTCCAGAGAAGCTTGATGCTTGGATGGTAAATGTCTTTCTTCCTAAGATGCGTGACTTGTTCATCAAGGCAGGTTATGATATGAAGGATGATGGCGACTACGCTAAGTATGACAACGTATTCATCGTCGCTGTGCAGGGCCACGTATATATCATCGATGAAGACTACTCTATCGATAGAGATGCCAGGAACTACATCACCTCCGGTAGCGGTGGAGATTTCGCTCAAGGAGTGCTCTATGCCTTTGGCAACACCATCTTTGAAGATAAAGAGGTGGCTATTAAGGCTATGACCTTGGCAGTAGATGCAGCTAAAGAATTTGACAGCAATTCTGGTGGAGAGACCAGAATATACGTACAAGACGTATAATCCTCTGTTACCCTTCTCTTGTCCCTAAGTGCACCGGGACTTTAACCCTCTATATAGATTGGTAATATAATGGCAACAGATCTTGAAGGCACAGGCCTTACCTCATGGACTGTGTACAGTGGTAACCCTATTACAGGAAACACTAACCTCACTGTAACAACCACATCAGCAACATATGCAAGTGCTATGCTCACTAACGTAACAACCTCAACTGTTACAGGAGATGTAGCTGTAGACTTCGTATGGCGCAACTTCCCTATTCAACCAAATGATCAACGTACTGCAGGTACCCCAACAGCAACTGTAACCGTAGGTGGTTCACAGAACGTTGCTTGGACAAATACCTCAACAGTTAACTCGGCTCTCTTGAACTACGCTTATGACGGCCACGCTATCGCAGAAGCAAACTACTCAAACTTCCCATCATTCGTAGCTGGAGATTTCGTATTTAACGTAACAGCTGCTTCTGGTAACGGAACAACAATCACCTACACAGCTCAATCACACGGAGTTGTTCCAGCTTCTCTAGTTGGTCAGAATGTAACCATCACAGGTCTTACAAACTCTGCATTCAACCTTACAAACGCAACAATCGCATCAGCTACAGCTTATGGCTTCACAGTCACTAACTCAGCTGGTTCAGGCGTATCAATCACAGGTCAAACTGGTTATGCACAACTTGGTGCAGGCGCTACTGATTCTGACGGTGCATACGTAGGAGGTGTTGCATATGTAACAGTTCCAAGTGTTATCGGTCAAACAACCGCAAATGCTCAGACAATCCTTACACAATCTGAGTTCACAATCACAACTGCTTCAGGTGCAACAAATACCCCAATTTCTGTAACTGCAGCTTCTCGTACCCTTAATACAACAACAGCAACCTTGACAGCTACTGGTGCAGGCGCCGCCTTCCCAGTTGGTTCAAAGATTACTGTTGCATCGCTTGCTTCAACAGGTGCTGAACTTAACGGTACTTGGACAGTAACTGCTACAGGAACCAACACTGTATCGTTCGTATCTAACGGAACAACTGCACTTGCCCTCACAGGTTTGGTAGCAGGAACAGTTGCTGGAACCTCAGGAACTATCAAGACACAGAGCATCGCTGCTGGAGCTGCTTCAACAGCCGCAGGCGCTGCAATCACAATCACACCTTGGGCCTAATAGCCTAAACGTAATTAGCCGGGAGTTAACGCTCCCGGCTTTTTGCTTTAGTGAGAGAATACTCCTATGCCTAACCCAAAGACGCTACAAGCCCACCATTACTACATTCCCAACAGCCCATATGAAGATCACGCTGTTATGGGAAGGTTGGGTGCTGGATGGCCTAAGCCTTGGTCCGGAACATATGATAGTATGTATGGTATTGGTACTGAAGGTATCGGAACATATACCGGTGTTGAAATGGACTCCCCTAGAGCAAGGATAAGCGCAAATGCAGGATCTGGTAGAAACTTTGCCCCAACCACAGGAGAAGCAGCGGGTCCAATGTGACGGCTGCTCTGCTAGAGCAGTATTTGTTGTAGATCTCCCGTACGGAGATCTAGCCTTTTGCAACCACCACTATAATAAAAGTGCCGATGCGCTTACAAAACAGGGTGGAATTGCTAAACTTCTTGATATATAAGGGATAGGATTGCTATGAAGTCAGTATTAGGTCAGGGCCAGGTTCAACCTGCTGGTAGCAACATGCTGGGCAACGCACTTGGTGCTTTAGCAAATACATGGGGAGAAAGCTACAGGCTTGCAAGTAAAGAGCAATCTCAAATGCGTCTAGCTGATTACAAGCATCAATTAGGTTTAGAGCGAGATGCTAACCGAAACATTACTAATACTGTTGCCACTATGGCACAAGAAGGTATTGCCCATCACTTTAAAACTATTCAACAAGAGAATGATAAAAAGAATAAGATTGAAGTAGCTAAGAATCAAGAAAGTCAAAAGCGTCGTACAAAGTCTCATGGTGCAAAAGTTGACCTAAGGACTATGAAAGATATGACTAAAGGTCTTCATATTGCTGCTGGACTTGAGTATCCAGAAGGAGCTATTAGCCCTATAGTTAGAAAAGCTGGAGAATATCAAGGTCAACTACAAGCTTTGGCTGGACACCCACTTTTAGGCGCTAATCCTGCAACAACACCTAGAGCAGATAAATCAGCAGGCGGTAAAAAAGCTAAAACTACTGCAAACCCTACTCCAGCTGCAACTAACAATCCAGTGCCACCAAATTTAGCTAACCCTTTCCAAACATCTCCAAACACTTTCCCAACACCTAAGCAAGTTGCTCGTAAGAGAAAATTAGATGCTGGTGATCAAACATTGGTACAAGAGGGCGGTAATGTTCGTAAAAAGCGTGTTGGCGAGATGGCTCCTGCTACTCCTCCAGCAGGTGCAGCAGCTAACAAAACAACATCAAAAAAACCTAGAACAAAGAAACCTACTACAGGAACGGCATCACTATAATGGTAGAAGAGACACCAGGCAGTCGCAAAAAGCGCTTAAAAGCACAAAGCAAAGCGTCACGTGCTGCAAATAAACAGTCAACTAAGCCTGCACAACAGGCTTCAGCTGCTGAGGTTGGTAGATTAACTAGTACAGGCGATACTACTATTAATCGAATGGTTGAATTAGGCTTGCCTATTCCAGAAACTAGTAAACCTACTAGTGTTAAAAAGGCTGTTAAAAAGACTGCTAAAAAAGCATCAAAACCTAAAGCTGAAAAGCCTTCTTCACCCATTATTCCAGTTGTTTCTGATAAAGGAGGCGCCGGTGCAGATAAAAATGAAGAGTTTGCTAAAACACAACAAGAAAAAGATCTTGGTGAAATTGGAGAAAGCTCAGTAAAGTATGAAGGTCAGATAAGTGAGCTTGGGCCTGCTTCAATAGTTCCTAAGAATGACGCTATAACTGAAGAGGATCCTCTACGTCCTAAGGCTAGGTATGACCTAGTACCTCCTACACCTTCACAGGAATCGAGACGTACAGCAGATTTAGGCATTCCACTTGGAACTGGCGGAACTCGAGTTTTATCTGCAAATACTCCTTCTAGACCACACGAACCTAAAAGAGATATTGAAGCTCTTAAAGCTCAACGTAAAGCTTCTGGTTTGCCAGGACTTCCTGGAGATGAAAGCGGAATTAATGATGCCGCAGTAGAACTTGCTAAACAAGATTGGGAAGAAGCTAAAAAAATAGGCAAGCCTGTTAATGAGATTCATCCTGAAGATCCAGAGCCTACAAAGGAAAGCACATATTACGGACATCATAGGCGTTTAGCTGTATTGATGAGGCTTGGACTAACCCAAGATCAAATTGCGAATTCTGCTAAAGGTAAAGGGGCTTCGTTTACACAGAAGACCAGCTACTTACATAAACTACTTGAAAAGCACGTAAAGGCATCTACTCACGATAGAGTAGACCTTAAAGTAGAGGGAATTACTCACTGGGTGCACCCCACAACCGGAGTGGCACACCCAATCAGTGAAAATCATCCTGATATGCCTAAAACTGTAGACCCAAATAACAATATGCCTATTCATAACTTTACTAGGGCATCCGGAGTAATTGATAGGGTACGTAGAGACCAAAATACTCAAGAGTGGGTTTTAGATAAAAAGACCGGCAATAAAGAAATTGACGACACTCTTGGCTATGACCCAAATAAGCCAGAAGGCTGGAATGTTGTAAATCTTCGTGGTGGTATCCGTGCTTTGAAGCGCAATGCGGTTCCAGCAGGTCGTCGCACTGTTTTAGAGCATGAAGTTGATGCTATGAAGAGTGATTTCCCTGTATCAGCAGGAACTGATTCCAGACTACAGCATAAGACTGCAACTACTAAAATTGTGCTGTCCGCTGACTCGCGTGCTCGTGCTCTTGGTCGTAATACTCCTAGACCAGCAAAGATTAAGAAGACTTCATCTAGACAAGTTAAGACTGGACGTTCAGTTCCCGCAGGATTCACAGTTAATGCTGAAGGCGAGACTACTCCTACTACAGTAGTAGAAACATCTAGGGGACGAGTTACTCGTCCTGACGTTATAGGAACTAGCGATAGATCTTATAACCCTGGAGGTTCTGTAAGGGTTGTTAAGTCAGGTTCCGTTCCAGAAGTTTTACGTGAAGACACTCTCTTTGAAGAGACTCAACCAACGTCAGATACTACAGTTAACGGTCGTCCTGCAAACATAACCTCAGATGGTAGAGCCGTAACAGTGCCTTATCGTAGAGGTGTGGTTTTAGAGCAGCGTAATAAGGCAGTCCTACCTAGATCTCAGCAACTTGGTGGTACAGGTCTTAGCTCATGGGTTCCAGAAGATAAACCCAAGTATGAACCTCGTATTCTCCCTGTAAATGAGCCAGGAGTTTCTACTGCTGAACCTATTACCAAAAAGGATGCCACTTCTTACCGAGTACTTAGAACAGAAGCTCCTATGCCTAAGTCCCAATATAAGGGTAAGAAAAAATCTGGTAAAACTGTAACCCAGGTAAATACTATTAAAACTCAAGGCATGTATGATCAAATGTTGCCTGGATTTGAAGATCTTAAGCCTGAGGTTAAAGAAGACACGGGAACAGTACCTCCAACACTTCTATCACCTAGTGAATCATCTGCAAAAGAAGTTAGAGAAGCTTCTTTAGCTCATCTTCTTGCTAAATCCGGAACGGAAGGCTTTGACGTAGAAGAAACACGTTCAGCTTTTGAAGAGGCAAAGAAGAAACACACGGAAACTTTCGGAATTCCTCATAACTACACTCAGCCTGAACAGAGTAAAGAGATTGTAAAGATTCCAGGAAATACACCTGTTGAAGGAGAACCTACAAAGCTTAGAGGCAAAAAGGTATACTCCTACAAAAAGGGTAAGATGGAGATAGTTCCTCCACAACCTAGAGCACCTAAAAAGGCAAAGAAGAAAATACAGGAGCAGTTGGAGTTGCCTGGAGCACAGCCAATTGGTCCAGTTACCTCAACCGGTCAAGGTCCAGCATTTATCCCTGGAATGGAAACTCCTGGATCAGCTCACGCTGAAGGTGCTCAATGGCTACGTGCTAATAAGATGAGTAAAAAGACCCTTAAACTACAACGTCAGTCACAAAATGCGGGCGTACCTGGTGGAGCAAGTCCAGTAGAGATTAAGCGTGGAGCAGATACTAAGCGTACAAGAGGTAGTCGTTAATAATGTCTCTTAACAGAACATTCTTAAACGAGATATTCTTAGACCAGTATCCTAAAGGCAACTTGATGCCTAAGAACTTGCGGTATAACGCACGTGAAGCAGCAGAGTACCTTACTAACCTTCCATATATGGATGATCCAGACGCTATGCGTCCTGTGGGTCGTCCAGGTCGTGGAGCTAACGGAGAGTCAGCAAGCTAATGGCACGTAAAAAAAGAGTAGTTAAACAAAATGCTACCCCACCTGAACCAAACTTCACCAACTATAAGCGTGAAGGCGAGGTAAACGGAAAAGCCGTGCATAGGTGGACCTGTAATGGTGCAGACGGCATGTCTTGCGGTTGGCATGCTACACGTATTGGTGGGCAACAAGCAATTAATTCAGGGGCTGCAGAAGCTCAACGTCATAAATGCTATGATTCTTCTAAAGATTCATGGAGTGGTAGGAAGGACCTAGACTAATGACTACTAAGAAAAAAGAACACCACAAGTCAGCTGCGTGGACTCGTAAAGAGGGTCAGAACCCTAATGGCGGTCTAAACGCTAAAGGACGTGCTTCAGCTAAAAAAGAAGGGCACAACCTTAAAGCACCTAGTAAAGATCATGATAACAAGCGACATAAGTCTTTCTGTGCTCGTATGAAAGGCATGAAGAAGCACAACACCTCTTCTAAGACTGCTAATGATCCAAACAGCCGTATCAACAAATCACTACGAGCATGGGACTGTGACTGCTAATGGCTACTAAGAAAAAAGAAGTAGCTGGCGGCAAAGAATACAAAGGCTCTAAGCAAAATGGTGGTCGTAAGATTATCGTAAAGCACTACAAGGATTCAAAAGGTAAGTGGCATACTACCTCTGAGAATGCTGCTAGAGCTAAGTATGAGAAGAAGCATGGCAAGTTATCTAAAGATACTGATGTAGATCACAAGGATAATAACCATGATAATGATTCTGCCAGCAATCTGCACCCACTTAAACACGGCAAGAATACTGCCAAGGAAAATAAGCGCAGAGCTGGTAAGAAGTCTTAAGCCATTTGAGGATATAGCTTCAACCACTGTACTACTAGCCAGTGATCTCTCTGTCCTGGGTTAGAATGCCAGGGCGACCAATCACTACCCCCAGAACTCAGCCTGTAAGCGATCTGAGCGTTTAAAACTGGGTTGGTAAGATCTTTAGCTGACTTAAGCCGATATTCCTTTATACGGCCCTTTAAAGCCCCGTAAAGGTTAACCTGGAAGACCCCATAAGAGTCATCTTGAGTTTCACGGCTAAAATTGTGAGCTATAGGGTTTCCATGAGTTTCTTTCATAGCCACAGCCCAAGCAATCTTAAGCGACCTTCCTGTAAAGCCGGCATAGATTAATACCTGCTTTAATTGCTTTGGGTTTAGTTTTTTGGCTATGCTGTATTGACCAAGGGGAGTCAAACAGGACTTTACTGCAGGCATAAGGGTTGCGGCCTTAACAGTAGTTGTCATAAGATTTGTAATGGTTAGGAAGAGTACTATTCCTAAAACTACAGGTTTACGTTTGTCATATAATTTCACACTATCTCCTAGGCTAGAGAGCCAACCCGAACTGTTAACCAACTGTCACTTGATTACCAGCAGCCCGGTCTCTTTCTACCTAGGCAGTTGTAACTCTTTTGTTTCGTTGCTAGTGTTAGAGGTTTTTACCCCTCTATACAATATAGTACCAGTAAATACAGGGTTCGCACAACCGCCAAGTGTGAGATACTAGTATATTCACGTTGAGAGGAACAAATATGAAAAAGTGTGATAATTGCCTCAAAGGGGCTAAATATCTGATTGAGACTGCTTGGGCAGCCCCTCAAAGCTTTTGTGAGGATCATTTCCCAGGAATCTTCAATAAAGACGCACTACCTCATTTTATTAAGATCATTGAAGAAAAGATAGTTGCACCAGTGGTTGAAGCAGTAGAAGAGCCTGTCAAAGAAGTTAAAGCAAAGGTAGCTAAGAAAACTGCCAAGAAGGCTGAATAATGAGAATAGAGAGGGTCATCACTAAGCAAGGACATGCAGTACCTAAAACTGCAGGCTATGCTAAGGGACCTTTCCCACCAGAGCTGTATCAACGTCCAGAAGTAATAACAGATTATATCCCTGCAGATGATGATGTCCCTGTTGGGGGTACTGCGCAGAATAACTTTAAAGAACCTAGAATATTTAGGTGTCGTTTCTGTGAAGAGACGATGTATGAGCATAAAACAACAGAGCACGTATGTGAGGGTGATGAAGATGGCGAAGACGCGTGATGTAGGAAAGTTTTACTGGCACACTATGATTTATCCAGTAAATCCTAAAGTATTGTTTGATAGAGCTGAGACTCAAGAAATTGAGGGTAAATACCGTAGCGGTAAAGGCTGGGCGGTTAGACTGCCTCTAACAAGGTGTGCTATAGTAGTAGGTGTGTGGAAAGAGGCCTACAGTGAGAGCATGGCACTTACTAGAGCTATCAATGGCAGAGGAATAGAAGAAAGCAAGTTTGATTGGGACACAGTACGATACGGGGCACAATATGAGGATATTTAAAAGCAAAACCACAAAAGAACTTACAAAGGTACAAAGAAGAGTAAAATCATTACCAACAGCTGAGTTGTTGGCTTGGACAGACCAAATTATCTACTCAATTGGGCGAAACCTCTCTGCATGGCAGAAAAGCCAAAATAACTACAGTTTAGAAGAAGCCAGATTAGGTGCAGAATCCTTGCATGCTATTTTAGATACATTAAAGGAAAGAAGTATTTAATGGAATATCTTGAAGAAGAGTTTGACGAATACGCCCTCCCAGAGGAAGACGCTGAACTTGACGAGGAAGATCCCGGGTATAAAGAGCCTGAAGATGAGCTAGATGAGCTCTCTAAAGAGTTTGTAAAAGCGCTTGTAGAAAAGATAATGCAGTTCATGGACTTGCTGGTAGGACACGAGCTGCATAACTATCAGAAGCCTCTTGCAAGGCGCATTATTGAGTCAGTAATTATTAACGATGGTGAAGAAATCACTGCACTAGCCTCACGTCAGTCAGGTAAGTCAGAAACTATTGCTAATACCGTAGCAACCCTTATGGTTATTCTACCCCGCCTAGCTTTGATGTATCCCGACCTTCTTGGTAAGTTTGGGGACGGTATTTGGGTAGGTATGTTTGCTCCAGTTCAAAACCAGGTAGAAACTCTATATGGCCGTACAGTTACTCGATTAACTAGTGAAAGAGCTATGGAGTTATTTGGAGATCCAGATATTGATGATATCCCTACAAAGACTCCTGGAGTAACTAAGAATATTAAGCTAAAGAAGTCCGGCTCTACTCTAATGATGATGACAGCTAACCCACGAGCTAAGATTGAATCTAAATCTTTTCACTTAATTATCATTGATGAGTGTCAAGATGCCGATGACTTTGTAGTATCTAAGTCTATTGCTCCTATGGGTGCGTACTACAACGCTACGATTGTTAAAACCGGAACACCTACAACCCACAAGAATAACTTCTATCGATCTATTCAGTTGAATAAGAGACGTCAAACTGGATCACGATCTAAACAAAACCACTTCCAGTGGGATTGGAAAGATGTCTCTAAGGTTCAACCTAATTATGAAAAGTTCATTAAGAAGGAAATGCTTCGTATTGGAGAAGATTCAGATGAATTCCAACTTTCATATAACTGTCTTGTTCCTGAAACAAAAGTATTAACTGCTGATCTTAGATACGTAGAACTAGGTAGTGTTAAAGTAGGGGATACTTTGGTGGGGTTTGATGAAGACACTACCACTAAAGGCACACATCGTAAAATACGAGAAACTACAGTAACTAAAACCTCTAGAATTATTAGACCCACATACTCTATTGTTCTTTCAGATGGTACTAATGTACGGTCTTCTGATGGGCATCTATGGCTAGTATCGACTGCGGGTCGTAGAACTATTTGGAAACGTACTGATGAGTTAGTCAATACAGACAGAATATTTAAAATATTTGATGTTTGGGAATATAAGGAAGATTATAGAACTGGGTATCTCGCTGCTGCATTTGAAGGGGAGGGTCATTTTTCAAGACAAAGCACCTTAGCATTTTCCCAAAGAGAGAATGTGATGTTAGAAAAAGTTAAAAAATATTTGGGTGAATTAGGTTTTAAATACTGGGAGCGTAAAGAAACAGGAACTAATAATGATGTAAATGTTCTTCATATTGCGGGTGGACGAGCAGAAATATCTAGGTTTTTAGGTCAAGTGCGTCCGGAACGACTTCTTAAAAAAGTTGATATAAATTCTTTTGGGTCAATAGGTAGACACGACTTTATAGGCCAAAACTTTGAGCACCCGCTAGTACTATCTGTAGACTATCTAGGAGAAACTGAGGTAATAGCGCTTGAAACTACCACGAAAACATTCGTCGCGGAGGGATTGGCCTCTCATAACTGTAAGTGGCTCCTCGAAAGAGGAATGTTCGTCACATCCTCGATCATGGATGACCTTGGAGATACATCACAAGAGGTCGTTAAGAGTTACTTTAGGTCACCTGTTGTTGTCGGTATTGATCCTGCCCGTAAGATGGACTCGACGGTTGTTACGGTAGTCTGGGTAGACTGGGATAGGCCGGATGAGTTCGGGTACTATGACCATAGAGTACTTAACTGGCTTGAGATTCAGGGAGATGACTGGGAAGAGCAGTACTTCCAGATTCAACAGTTCCTCTCTAACTATGACGCTATGTACATTGGCGTGGATGCTAACGGTGTAGGAGATGCCGTAGCCCAACGCCTAAAGGTTCTAATGCCTAGAGCAGAGGTTATGTCTGTAACATCAAGCCCTAGCGAGCAATCTAAGCGCTGGAAGCATCTACAATCCCTAATTCAGCGCCAAATGGTGTCCTGGCCAGCACATGCTAAGACCCGCCGTACTCGTATCTGGAAGAAGTTCTATCAGCAGATGACAGATGCTGAAGTTCAGTATAAAGGCCCTAACTTCTTGGTAGCTGCTCCTGATGAGGCTCACGCCCACGATGACTTCGTAGACTCCTTATCATTGGCATGTTCTTTGACTCAAGAGCTGGTTATGCCATCTGTTGAAGTAAGCGCCAATCCTTTCTTTTAATTTAGCAGTACAAATAACAAAATACAGGACAGAATTAAGCCTGAGGACCTCAATCCCAACCCTATAGGAGAATAAAGAATGGCAGAAAACATTGCACCTACCCCTCAGTTTCCTGAGCGCGTAGGAACAGCTTACGAGCGTAAGTTCAGCCCAGCAACACCAGGCCTCCGTGGCCCACTTCGTTTTGAAGAAGGCGTTGCAACGGATACAGACGTTCCAAACGATTTCCAACTTGGCTTGGATCAAGGTTATGAGACTCCTGGTGGACGTCCTAACCACAACATGAACGTATTTGAGAAGTACCCAGAAGAGACAATGAAAGAGCGTGCTCACGTTGGATCTGCTGCTTGGGTAGAGGCACCAACCTATCTTGGAGAGTTCTCTCAAGGTAACTTCGGTGATCACTCTCAGGTTGTTATCGAAGAAGTAGTTCGTAGCGGTGGACGCTATGGACGTATGAACCCTGCATCGGTCAACGACTAATTACTGTATACTAATGTTATCCCCGGTGTAAAAACCGGGGGTACCATAAAGGAGAACCATGGGATCAGCTAAAAAGTATCTTAAGTCGTATGAAGCGATTAAGAGTCAAGCAACAGCACGATACCCAAAGCGCAGGGGCAAAGGAACATCTCCAGAAGCCAATAAGATGATTAGCCAACAATGGGCTAACATGGGGGGACAAGATCCCGCTAGTTTAAAAGATGTTGATCCCAATCAAGTTGATTGGAAAGCAGTAGCGGCAGATAAAAAGAAGAATAAAGAAGCAAGACTTAAGAAAAAAGCAAAAGACACTAACACTTTATACATTCAAAGCTGAGGGCAAACAATGATAGGATTTAATCGATGAGTGGTGGTATTGATTTTTCACCTCCCAGTTATAGGGCAGCGTCATCTGACTTAACCATCTCCATCTCTCCACTAGGACTTGTAGAACTAGCGGATGAAGAGTTTGAAGTACACGGTCCACGTCTTAACCGTTATTCACTTAACTGGGCTATGTATCTAGGCCACCACTGGTCTTATCGTCGTGAGTTTGGCGAGTCACAGATGGTTTACAACTATTATCGAGCATTTTCAGACTTTATTATTAACTTTACATTTGGACGCGGAGTTTCATTCCGAAGCCCTCTAGCTACAGAGGCAATCATCCCAGACATTCTAAAGCGCGTTTGGGAGATAGACAATAACAAGCACGGTATTCTTTGGGAAATGGGCCAACAAGGTGGGGTTTCAGGAGACTGCTTTGTTAAAGTGGCTTATGAAGAAGGCTTTGAAGATTCAGCCGGTGGTGCTCACCCAGGACGTGTAAGAATTCTCCCCCTCAACGCATCCTTCTGTTTTCCAGAATTTCACCCACATGATCGTTCTCGCTTGATCCGTTTCAAGCTCAAGTATCGTTTCTGGGGCACATCAGTAGAAGGAACTCGTCAGGTATACACCTACACTGAAATCTTGACTGATGATCGTATTGAAGAGTACATTAACGATGAGCTCATCGACTCTCGCCCTAACCCTATTGGAATAGTTCCAGTTATCCATATCCCTAACGTTATGGTTTCTGGCTCACCTTGGGGACTATCTGATTGCCACGACGTTATTACGCTCAATCGTAACTATAACGAGGTTGCAACTGATATCGCAGACATTATTAACTACCATGCGGCACCTGTAACTGTTATTACAGGAGCTAAGGCATCTAACCTTGAAAAGGGCCCTAAAAAGGTCTGGGGAGGCCTTCCAAAGGACGCACAGGTATTTAACCTAGAAGGTGGCGGACAAGGCCTCGTAGGGGCTCTGGAGTACCTTAAAATGGTAAAGACAGCCATGCATGAGATGATTGGTGTACCGGAGACTGCCCTTGGACAAGTACAGCCTATCTCTAACACATCAGGTGTTGCTCTCTCCATCCAGTACCAGCCTTTGATGAATCGCTACCAACAGAAGCTTGTGCAGTATGGAGAGGGCCTACGAAGGATCAATGAGCTAGTTCTACGCACATTGGCCTTTAAGGAGCCTGAGCTCTTTACCTACAACCCAGTATTTAATGGGCCGATCAAGGAAAATCAGCTAACACAGCTAGATTTGAACAGCCCTATGACTTATGAGACTATTGTCCACTTCCCACAACCTTTGCCTCTAGATAAGCTCATTGTTCTTAATGAAATCCAACAGAGGATGAATATGAACCTTGAGAGTCGTGAAGGTGCTCTTCGTGAGCTTGGAGAGGAATTCCCAGCAGAAAAGCTTGAGGAAATCCGCGCTGAGCTTATTAAGGATGCTAAGGCTGATGGAGCTATCAACCTCATCAAGCAACAAATCAACTCTGCCATTACTTCGCTAACTGGAATGATGCCAGATGGTACACTTCCTCCAGGAGCAGCTCCAGCAGATGGAGTCGGCCCAGGACCTCTTGGACAACCAGGAGTTATTACACCGTTTGAAGAACAGACTTTGGCTCAGATGCAATCCGAGTTGGTGACAGAGGCCTATGGAACTAAGCTTCCACAATGGCGTTCGGCCGATAAGGATGGCGGAGCAGAGGACGGCTTTAAAGGACAAACTAATTAGCTTTTAGCATGACTACATTGAAAATGTTTGTCATGCTATATACCAAACAAACCCGCAGGTCATCGTGGCACTAAATCGGACAACGACCTCTAAACCTAAAGGAACAATAATGACAGAACAAGGATCACCTCTTGTAACGGATGCAGTGGCTCAAGCAGCCTTTGCAATGGAGTCCCAAGGATTTCCAGCCCCTACAGCAAACACTTCAAACAACGCTGCTACAGCTCAGTTTGTTGAACAGAGAACCTACACTGAAGAAGACCTCAAGCGTGTACGTGAGCAAGAAAAGAATAAGCTCTATGACACAATTGAATCCCTAAAGGGAGAAGTAACAACACTATCTAAAGATCGTGAAGAGCGTTTAGCAGAAGCAGAGCGTCTACGCAAAGAAGCGGAAGAAGAAGCTCGTAAGAAGGCTGAAGCAGAAATGTCTACACGTGAGCTACTTGATCTTAAAGAAAAAGAGTGGCAGAAGCAGTTAGAAGAAGTTCGTAACGAAAACGCTCGCAATCTCGCGTTAGTAGAGCGTGAACGTCAGTATGCATCTCTTATGGAGTACCGCAACCGTCGCGTTCAAGAAGAACAGGATAATATTATCCCTGAGCTTGTAGATCTAATCTCAGGAAATACTCCTGAAGAGATTGAACAAAGTATTACTGGACTTAGAGATCGATCCTCTAAGATCCTAGAATCGGCACAGAGTGCTTTAAGTTCTGCCCGTCGTGAGATGGTAGGAACAAAGCCTACTTTGCCTCCAACCATGGAGAACAATTCGGACCAACAACAGTTCACTGCGGACCAAATTGCCGCGATGTCGGTTACTGAATACGCAAAAGTTCGTGATCGTCTCGGAATGGGACGTGGAGCGGACAAAGGAATCTTTGGTTAAAAGTAAGTAAATACCCCCCAAACATATATGAACAAGGAGTAACACCGACATGGCATCAGCCGTAACAGGTACCGGCAATCTTGCCGCAGCACCTACAGCGTACTCTGGCGCTAACAGCCAGCTTACACAAGCAATTCAGACCATCTGGTCAAAGGAAATCCTATTCCAATCAATGCCTATCCTTCGCTTCGAGCAATTCGCAGTTAAGAAGACAGAACTTGGCGTAGCCCCCGGTCTCCAGATCAACTTCATGCGTTACAACAACCTCGGCTTTGCAGCCCCATTGGTTGAAGGTGTACGTATGTCAACATCAGCACTTACAGCACAACAGTTCTCAATCACTGTTGCTGAGCATGGATATGCAATTGCAGTATCTGAGCTCCTCCTTAACGCATCATTCGATGACGTTATGGCATCTGCATCACGTCTTCTTGGACGTAACATGGCTCTCTATCTTGATGGCCAGGCTCGTGACACCCTGATGGCAGCATCGTCTGTTATCTACGGTGAAGATCGTACCGGACTCTACTCTGTATCTTCTGGTACAGGCGCAGCTGGTAACAACCTCTACGGATACGGCACAGTTGCAACTTCTCGTGCAACAATGACCGGTTCTTCATACCTCTCAACACGTACCGTTAAGGACGCTGTCGAGACCTTGGCAACCAAGAATATCCCAAGGTTGGGCGAGACTTATGTCGCTTTTGTTCACCCACACCAATCACGTCGTCTTCGTGATAACTCAGAGTTCATCGAAGTAACGAAGTACGCCGCTCCAGGTAACTTCATGCTCGGTGAAATCGGACGTTTGTATGACACAGTGTTCATTGAGACAACTCAGATCACAAAGGTAGCAAACGGTTCTGGTACAGGTTACGACCACGATGTCGCAATCGCACCTACATACCCAACTGGCGGAGGTTACACAACCCCAGCAGTATCAAAGGGTGTAAACTCTGGTGGAGCAGACTTCAGCGGTTTCGATCGCTACTCAGCTATCTTCATCGGAGATAACGCATTCGGTCACGCTATCTCACTCCCAGTCGAGCTCCGCGATGGCGGTATCTTGGACTTCGGTCGTGAGCATGCGCTTGCTTGGTACGCAATCTACGGTCTTGGTCTTATCACTGACCAATCTGTAGTTATCGCAGAAACCAACTAATTTAATAGGGGGAGGGCGTTGAAACCCTCCCCCATCCCAACTAATCTAACAGGAGAATAATAATCGTGACAAAAGCAAAAGTAACTGACGTTACAGGACGTCAACGTGAAGCACAAGTTAAGGCCGCAGCTGAGCAGCAAGCTGCTCGCGCAAGTGAGATCTCTATGGCTACAGCTACCCAGGCTTATCAAGATGAGGTAGAGGTCACAGATCTAACATCTAATCTATCCTCACCAACAGTAATTGACGAAGTAGAGAGCGTGGGAGTTTCCCTAGCTGATGATCAAGTCGTTATTCGTGTCGTAGAAGACTTGGATCAAATGACATTTGGTGCAGGCAACTATTATTCATTCAAGGCTGGAAAGAAGTACAAGGTCTCTAAAGATCTTGCTCGTCACCTTGAAGAAAAGGGTTATGTCTCGAATCGTTTGTAAGAGGACAAAGTATCCTCTATAGTCCGCTAATCCCGACAACCGCCCTCCTGTCGGGATTAGCCTTTTTTAGGCTGACTAATCAAGGGTTTTATAAGATGATTAGCACATACTCATTATTGGAGGATACGTGACCACAGTAGCATCTCTTTCAAGCATGTTACGTGCGGAGTTAGGCGATACAGCTAGATCTTTTGTAGATAGCTTTACTGGCGACGGAACAACTACTCGCTACCAACTTACTCAGGCCCCAGTTCAAGGAGCCACATTGGTTATCACTGTGGCAGTGGCCGGATCTACCGCTAATGTTACTGCAGCCCATGCTTCTAACGGCACAGTCATTTACACAGCCTCTAATACTTTTGTACAGGGTCAGACAGTATCTATTTCCGGCCTATCCACAACAGCATTTAACCTAAGCAACGTGACAGTGGCCTACGCCACCTCTACCTACTTTTATGTTACAAACTCTGCCACAGGAGCCGCAGTTACCGGAGCTACGGCAGTGGCCACAACCTCTACCTACACAGTGAACGTATCTTCAACTACCACAGTAGAAGAAGGAGTTGGCGTTTTAAATCTCCCATATGCCCCCACTTCAGGAGCACAAATCTCTGTTACAGGTACCGCATACAGATACTTTACAGATTCCGATATATCTAGCTTTGTTAACACAGCTTTCACTCAACATGCTTCAACCACTACCGACAGTAACGGTAGCCCTGTAACTATGAGCACACTTCCTGTTATTGATCAGTATCCCCTAGTTATTCTTGCCTCTACACTAGCTTTGTACACCCTAGCTACTGATGCCGCATTTGATATCGATATTATCTCTCCAGATGGCGTCAGTATTCCACGCTCTGAGCGTTACCGTCAACTTTCTGAGATTATCCAACAACGTAAAGATCAATACAGAGAGATGTGCCAACTTCTAAACGTTGGAATGTACCGCATTGAAAACTTCACTTTGCGTCGTATTAGTAGGCTTACAAACCGGTATGTACCTATCTATCGTCCACAAGAAGTGGATGATGGTTCTATTCCAGTACGCGTGTCTCTTTCTATGCCTACATATGGAGATATCACACCAAACACACCAGCTATTGCAAAAGACCTATCTATCTACGCTGGAGATGACTTTAAAGAGATCGTACAGTTCTCTATGGATCTCACTAACTACACCCCTCTTTCACAGATTCGTCTATACCCATCTATCCCTGGAAGCCAAGTTGGCCCTGTGATACTTGCCTCTTTCTCATTCACAAAGAGCGCATCTACTACAGGAGGCATTGTAGATACTCTTACTATGACCTTACCTGGATCTGTAACAGCAAACTTACCTAACGTCTCATACTATGACCTACAGTTGACTGCTCCAGATAATACAGTTAAGACATATATCTTTGGAAAGGTATTTACCCACGCCCAAGTTAGCGATCCTCTAGGACCCTTCTAATGGCAATCTGCGCTACTAACTGCGGAAACTGCAGCATATGTAACGGAGTCATTGTTATCACAGACAGTGGCCCAGGTGTTGTAAATATATCTTCAACCCCCCTACCTAACCCTACATTTCCAGATGTAACTAATATTGCTGGAACTGGTCCCGTTGGTGCGCAAGGAGCATCAGGAACACAAGGTGCTGCCGGAACAGTTCAAGGACCACAAGGTACTCAAGGCACTGCTATTCAAGGACCACAAGGCACACAAGGAACTCAAGGAAGCAGTGGCCTACAAGGTACGCAGGGCACACAAGGATCACAGGGTACCCAAGGTACACAAGGTACGCAGGGAAGCAGTGGCTCTCAAGGAACACAGGGTACCCAAGGTACGCAGGGAGTACAAGGTCCTCAAGGTAGTCAAGGCACCCAAGGTACTTTTGGAGCACAAGGATCGCAGGGAACTCAAGGCGCCCAAGGTGCTACGGGAGCTCAAGGTGCTCAAGGAACGTTCGGTACTCAAGGTTCGCAAGGTACTCAAGGTTCAACAGGAGCCCAAGGTACTCAAGGAAGTCAAGGAAGTCAAGGAACTCAGGGACGTCAAGGTACACAAGGAACATTAGGTTCTCAAGGTACGCAAGGTACCCAAGGTACTACTGGTGCGCAAGGCGCTGTGGGAAGTCAAGGAGCAACCGGTTC